GTGTACTCACCGTGATACTGGCGCAAGTCAGCCAACCAGCGCGTCTCAATCATCTGCCGGGCAGCGACTTGATCCTGAGCGAGGCGGTGGAGCTTGGAGCCCAAGACCTGCAGATCTTCCTCGCGCTGAATCGCCTCAGCCTCCTCGGGGGATGTATCCATCGTGTATTCGTCCATCAGTAACCTGCCGTTGGGTCGGCCGCGACTTGCGGCGTGATGTCATTGTCTCGGGGGCGTGTATCGGCGTTGTGGAGGCCCAAGCACAGATAGCGTGAGGCATCCATCAGGTGGTCGTTTTCTTTGACCACCCGGCCCTTTTCATCGCGCCGATAGAGCCGGTACTCCGCAAGCCAGTGCTGGAGCGTTGAGAAAACCTTGAGCCGACCGGTCGATAGGCGATCCAGCATCTCCATGAGCCCTGACTCCACGGCCTTGTCGGCCTTGTGCAGCTGCAAGCCCTCGTCCTCGTAGAGCTGCCAGAGCGACTTGCCATCCGACTGACTACGCCCCCGCGCTGCGGTATCAATTACCCCAGGTATCCACTCGCCTCGCAGCCGGATGGCCTTGGCGTGGATGGGCGCTTCGGCCTGCCCGCGGTAGTGCTCGGAGTAGAGATAAACCGTATCGGTTTCGCGATCGAGCGCACCCCAAACCGCGGCGGTGCGATTCCAGCCCACATCAAGGCCATAGATCCGCGGATACCACGCCGGGATCTGAAACGGCTCAATGACCACGTCCTCCTCGGGGACCGGAAAGATCGCGCCAGAGCCAAGTGATGGGGTGCCGCTCATCCGTGCCTCGCGCTGATGCGGAGCAATGGATCGCGACATATCATCAATGTCTTGCTGAGTTAGGTGCGGGACGTCCTGCCAGCCTGCTTGGACAACGTAGCGGCTCACTTGGGCAGCACCTTGATATCGACGCGGGCGCCGGCGTGGTGAGCCATTAGCGCCATATCCTCAATATCAATCAGCCAATCACCGGCGAGCGCATCGCGAACATGCGATACCTCGCGGCCACACCGCTTGGCTAACTCATCAATACTGATATCGTTATCGAGCATCGCGGCACCTAGCCCTTCAGCATAGTCCAGCGCGGCACCCTCAGCCCAGTATGCAACCCCTTCTTGCGCTTGCTCAAAAAGCGCTCGGAATGAGCTCACCGCTTGACCCATAGATCAACGCCATCAACGTCGAGCTTCTTGCCCGGATAGGCAGACTCGTCAATGTGCTGCGCTAGGCTCATCGGAATGACACCGGCCTCAGCGCCCCGTTGGCGCAAGGTAGCAATCAGTTGCTGGCGGATGTTAGTCGTGCGGCTGCGCTCGCCGGGGATGTACTCACTCATCAAGACTCCGTGAGCGATAGCAACCAACCCACGCCGGCAAAGATTAGCGCTAGCTCGCCTAGCAGTCCCATTTCTTGCTCTCGTAATAGCCTCTGTTATAGAGGTACTGCACCGCTCTGTTTATTGTCTTTGGGTCGTCTCCAAACAACCCTAACGCCCTGTTGCATGGAGCACACAAAAGACCACGAATCTCACCAGTCTCATGATTATGGTCGATGCAAAACCTACCATTCCTCGGTGTTTTTGGGCTTTTTGATCCGCAAATAGCACAACCGCCACCTTGGCTCTCAAACAGGTCATCATAATCTTCCAGCGTGAGGCCGTAAGATTTCACCCTAGACTCTTCTCTTTTTTCAGGACAGTATTCTGGTTTGCTATAAGTCTTCATGTAAGACTGTTGGTAAGCCCTACGTGAAAGTTGATAACAACCCCTGCAGAAACTAGAGTGTTTATAAACTCGCTGAGTTTGTTTTTGGGTCTTCCAATAAAACTCAGAAGCATCTAGCTCCCTATTGCACCCTTTGCATACGTGCAACGTTTTTAACTGGTCAGAAGACGGTTCCATTTTCATTTGCACGACCAAGCCCGGCGGCTCCAGTAGTTGGCCGAGAACTTGTCGTTGGCGCCTTTAATGCCGCCGCTGCGGGCGCAGTAGGATTTCTTACGCGCGGGTTGATCTTTTTTAATGCTCATATCGGCATCGCCAAAGTTGACCTTCTTCACATCACTGCCCTTTTTCGCGAGCACGGTGAACTTTGACTTACCCTCGCGATTGACCTTGGGCTTGTTATAGCCACCAAACGTCTCGCCGCGGTACTCAAGCCGATCGCCTTTTTTCTTGACGTCTTTAGTCGTGGCCATCAGCAATTTCTCCAATCTGATTGCGAACGTATTGAACGATCCCGCTCAGCCCATCGGCATACTCGGTGTTGTTGCAATCCTCTATGTCGAGGCTTTCGAGCAGATCCTCGGGTAGCTCAACGCCAAGATAGAGACTCAGCGCGACAATCTCGTTGGATAGCTCCATGAGCGCTGCCAGCGTTGCGGCCTCGCTAAACTCCGGGCCCTCGGCTTCGTTAAACTCAGCAATGATCTCGTCGTTGGTCATACCGGCTCCTGCTCGGATCGTGTCTCGAGAAAATCCACCACCAGCGGCGTGAGCCCTTGGAGTGGCGTGAACGTCATAAAGACAACGCCCTGAGTGGTCATCGTGCGTACCAGCGCCTCTTCGTAAACATCGCGCGGCACTTCCTCATCCATCCAGACCACATGCTGCTCGACGCCCTGGAAGATCCGCCGGCCCTGATCGTAGCTGCGCATGGCAAGCCGTGAGGTCCCGCTAGAGACGTGCTCGACGGTGATCTCCTCGTAGGCATTCGCAATGCCGCGGCTGACGGTGGGCTTGCCCAAGAGCTCGCGGGGGATGAGCCCCGTCCCGAACTCCGGTGTATCCCAAAGCCCGCCTAGGAGCTTGTGCTGGATGATGTCGCGCGTGGTCTGTGAGGTATCGCCGGCGGCTAGCGCGCGGATCGGATGATCAAAGCGCTTGCCCTCCCACCAATGCGGGTACTGCCCAGTGAGGTGATAGGTCATCTCCGCGCCACCAGCGACTGACTTGCCTGAATTGTGGTGATAAATGCCTGCAGATTTGTACGACTCGACCCTCGGGATATGAGCGTCTATAATTGGCTGGTAACCAATAGGGACAATAGCCTCTATAGCTTCACCTCCAACCAAAGGAATCGGACGCCATGGGAAGAAAATCCCCAATCGACCGTCATCTCCCGGAAATACGTCAACGCATCCAGGCTGAGGAGCCAACTTATCTAATTGCTGACTCGCTTGGATTTGGCCGTGCTCAACTTCAGTCTTATCTAAGGCGACGCGGGATAACAAACCCGGCCGGCCGGATGCACCGAAAGCAAATTGATGACGACCATCTCCGCCACTTAATAGAAGATCAGCGCTTGACCCAATGGCAAGCCGCCGAAGCTCTCGGTGTCTCTCGGTCTGCGGTAGACCGTCGCTGCTCAGCGCTGGGGCTGAAAACAGCCCGAACAGGCCCTCGAGCGGCTTCAGATCACCCTCAATGGTCATCGGGTCGGCTGCTGGATAAGCACGGCTATGTGCTGATATACGCGCCGCTGCATCCTCAATGTCGAGCGCCATCTGGCCACATTTCCGAGCATCGGCTGGTATGCGAGGTTCACCTCGGTCGGTATTTATCGCCCAATGAGGTGGTCGATCATTTAGATAACCACCCGCGACACAACTGGCCTGATAATCTTCGGGTGTATAGCTCAAACGCAGACCATCTGCGCGAGACATTAACCGGCCGACCTCAGTCCACCCCTCGTCAGTCAATACCCGGTGCTTACGGGTGCAGTCAAAAACTCGACCGCTGCCCGTTACCAGACGAAACGCTGGCTCAATGCCCTTCAGATGTGCGTCTTGCGCTTGAGCAACACATTCAGATTCACCGCCCCACGAAAGAACACTACCGTGAGTCGATGAAAACGCTTCTACGGAGCGGACCAACCCGCCCGGCGTTTCAATGTACGTCCAGGGCGTAATGCACCTGTTCGCGGCCATGAAAAGACGCTCTCGGTGGCTCGCGCCCGCCCGAAAAAACTCCATGTGCCGAGGGTAGAGATCCCGCCGATACGGCCCCTCGTCGGGGAAGATCTCATCAATCAGCCGGTAGCGTTTGCGCCG